GAGAAGGAGCCGTTGAACCCACACTCAAAGCAGTGTGGGCGAGGTTGCTGCCCGTTCACCCGAGCCGCACCAGCGGAGCGACCGGAGTAGGCAGTGTAACCCGTGGTGCTACCGCAGTCTGGGCACGCCATGTTGCCCTCCATGCGGTGCGCTTCCCCACCACGCCAGAGACGCATGGCTTCACCCATGCTGACCTCTGCGTTGGGGTCCCTGTTGGGGTCAAGAATTTGCTGACGCTCCCCCTGATTGAGGGGGATACCCGACATATCAGGCTGTACCTGTTGTACCTGTTGCTGTTGGACAGGCTGAGGCTGTACCTGCTGGGGCTGTGCTGGGGGAATCTGTATACCGTACCGAGGGGGCTGTTGGGTGTTGAGTTTGTTAGCCCACCAAGAAGCGCTATTCGTCATCGTCGGGTTCCTTTAACCACTTCTCTATGTTCTTGAAAAGGTCGGTTGCCTTCTGGTCAAAGTCTTGCTCAGTAGACAACTTAATGTCAGGAATATCTGGTTGCTCTAGTATGGAGATTATACCAGCATCTTCTAACTGCTTTATTGAGGATACCAAGAAAGACACGAGGTCGTCAAGCCTCTCCATGCCCTCGCCCGCGTCCAGTTGTGCGTCGGGATCGCTGTACCGTAGCATCCACCACGAGCAGTTGGCCATAACTGTGCCCGCTTTTCCGGCCTGTAATCTGAGCCAGAACGACAGGATGTCTCGGAGTTCTACCTCCGTTACGTCGTTGTCAGGGGGCAGAAAGTTAGCCTGATCGCTGGCGATCTCGTGTCCCTCAATAGGAGAAAGGTACAGGTAGAAGTTACGTTGAAATCTGCGTAACTCATCCTTGGTAAACTGCATGTCTTCGTCCATGGTTATCCCTTCGCCTCCACCCAAGACTGAGCGCTGTGGGCTTCGACTTCTAGTTCAACGCCCATAATGACCTTACCATTCCCCATCGCTGTCTCAATGACTCCTCGCCAATGGGGGGCTTGATCTATAGGAACGATGACTACAAGTTCGTCGTGTACCTGTACAGCCATCTTACACTCTGGGTAAGGTAGGGCCGTGGACACATCTACCATGGCCTGCTTACATATCTCAGACGCTGTGCCCTGAATGATGGCGTTGATTGCCTGTCGCTCTGAGCGGGCGCGGGAGGCAAAGTCATCTGATCCCAAGTCAGGCACACGCCTGCGCCTGCCATACATGGTCTCCACGTAGCCCTGACGGCGTGCCTTAGCGAGGACTTTGTTCTTCCAGTCAGTCAGCGCCGCATACCCAGCGTTGTAGTTATCCACGACAACACGTGCTTCATCCAGAGACAACTGACCACCAGTGGCGTCAACAAGGCGCTTAGGGCCACCGCCATAACCCATGAGGAAGTTAGGAACTTTTCCGTAGATGTTTCGTTCCTCACCAGTCACCTCCTCCGGTGGTTTCCCTAGGATAACACTGGCAGTACCTGCATGTACGTCAATGTTCTCTGAGAAGATATGGAGAAGTTTGGGGTCCTGCGAATACATAGCCATGATCCGCATCTCAATCTGAGAATAGTCAGCCACCACCAGCGTCTTGTCCTCGTCAGCCACAAACAAACCACGTACTCTGCCGTCTCTGGGGATGTTCTGGAGGTTGGGGTCGCTCGCTGAGAGTCGTCCGGTAGCCGTGCGGTGTAGGTGAAACTGGGGATGGAGACGGTCCTTGTGGAGCAGGGGGATCAGCCCGTCCACGTAGGTGGTCTTCATCTTCTTGAGTTCGGCGTACTCCATGAGCAGGTCCACCACGGGGTGCTTGCCTTGTAGAGAGCGGAGAGAGTCCTCGTCCACGCTGGGCTTACCCTTATTGGTGGTCTTCTTCGGGGTCAGACCCAGCCCGCCCTCACGCTTTTTGTTGAACAGCAACTGCGACTTGTGGACGTTGGAGTCAGGGTTGAACCCTACGGGAGCGTACGAGGCGATATCAATAATCTTTGTGTTGATATCGGTATCCAGTTCCTTGCCCAGTTTGGTCATGGCCCGCCGGTGTACGCGGATGCCGTTCATCTCCATCTGCGCCAGCACTGGCAAGACATCAAGGTCTAGGTACAGCGCCTTGAGCAGCGACGAGTCCTTGGCGATGTGGTTGTAGAGCGTCCTGTACGCCAGCCACGCCCACCTCACGTCGTAGTGAACGTACCTACACGCCCTGCTGAACGGCTCCGTGGTGATGGTCTTACCGATCTTGCCGTCCCTGTGGTAGGGGTCGAAGTTGAAAACCTTGTCCAGAATAGATACCAGCCGGTAACTTGTCAGGTTCTCATTGGCGATGTGCATCAGCACCTGCGTGTCAATGTACCTTCCCTTAGGCAGTTCGCCCCCGTAGTACTTCGCTACGGACTTGCAGTCGAACTTGATGTTCTGGTTGACCTTGACGATGTCCTCACTCATGAAGATCGGTTCCAGAGCGGTGAACACCTGCTCCTTAGTCAACTGCTCAGGAGGATCGGAGAACTCTGCTGGGATGAAGTACTTAGACTTCGCCAAGGACTCCTTACCGCTAGCAAGGATGGCCCTGTATCCCGGTGGGGGCACGGTGTCACCGTCCCCGCGACGCTCAGGTACGACCACCTCACCGTTAGGGTGGCCCATAGGAATAGCCCACGACTTGCCCTGTACGGCGATGCCAATCCAGAACACATCATTACGCAGAGTGTCCAGCGCTACGTTGCCACGCCACTTGTCCTCAATGGCCTGACGTGACCTCTGAACAGTGGTGGGATGCGTAGCCTTGAGTGAGGCTTGCTTCTCTTTCCACTCTTCTTCCACGAGGGCCATCACGTCAGAGTGACGTTCGATGTTGCCCCGTGTCTCTACGTCGAAGCAGAAGGCACCCTCTGCCTGTACCGCCTCAACAATATGATTTAGTTCCTCTAAAGTGTGAACGGAGGGTGCCATCGGCACCCTCCGTTCACTAGTCGTTGAGTCTGACATGGATCAGTTGTAATCCATGTCCTCTGCGGCGATCTCAACGAGGGTCTTACGGTTAGGAATGGGGACGATGGTCTCGTCGTACTTCTGGCCCACAACCTGAGCCAGAGCGTCGTCGTCCATCGGCACGATGTTCCACTCCTCCTCCAAGTCCCGCTCACGGACCATCTGGTGGTTGGTCTGCGAGGTCGGTCCCTTACCGGAACGGCTGACCGCCCAGTAGTTCTTGGAGAGCGGACCCTGACGGGGGTCCTGATGGAAGTTCTTGAGGCTGTCGATGACCCGAGGGCCTACCTCATAGGACTTGATGGTGGTGTCCCCATCCTCGCTCATGAGCGCCACGTTGAAGGCGAAGCGAGCGGAGGGACGATGGCCAGCATCACACAGGGGGCAACCCTGCGGGTGCATGTCAGAGATACAGGTGAATGACTTCTGGCCCTGTCGCTCCACCCAGTGCTGGCGGTACGAGGTGTAAGGCTCGTCCTCCAAGAACTTGATGATGACGGGCTTCTCGTCAATCTTCAGACGCTGTGCGTACGGGGAGTCGGCCTGCTTCGTGTTCTCCACGTTGCCCCAGCCACGCTTGATGACCCGACGTGCCGCACCGCGATCAATGTCGGACTCAGGAGCAGACTCCTTGACTTCTGTATCTTCTTCGGTAAACATTCCCATGTCGTTAACTCTTCTCTTTAGTGTGTTGGATAATTGTCTGCAATGTGCTTCTTGAAACCCTTCCAGTTAGGACTGTTGGGGTCATCAATCGCATATTCCATTGCCGCCTCTACTAGAAACACAAGTTGTGCCTCGCTGTACAGACGCCGTCCCTTGACCGCCTTACCCGGAATCTGTTCCGACTTAGGCGACGGGGTGCGGAATGAGGCTGGGGGTATCCAGCCTTTGGCTTCCCACGAGCGCACGGTCCCCGGCTTGCGGTTCAACGCTCTGGCGAGGGAGCCAATAGTGTAGAACCTCTTAGTTACGCCGTTGACCGAGTACTCCTGTGAGGGAAGAGACTCTAGCCACTGGTGGGTGGCGGGGACGTGGATGCGTCCGCGATTCTTAGGTGCCGCTGTGCCGGGGTAGTCCTTGTCGTCTTCTTCTACCTCACCGGCGAGGCGCTTGAACAGGTCAAGGGGGTCGTCGCTCACGAAAGGCCCTTTAGTTTCTTATGGGCCTTACGAACAACGGTCCTCTTACCAAAGGAGTGGATTACGTAGTAGCAGTCGGGTGAGCGCACAAGGCAAGTCCACTTTAGCAGTCCGACTTTATCTACTTGAACAATTTCATATGGCATTATATCTGTCGTTTTTCTTGTCGCTGAGGTTGAGGATTATACCACGCCTCAGTAGTCGTACTGTGTTTCTTCTACTGGAGCAACAAAAGCATAGGTGACGGGGGCTGGGTCGTGAAGACCCTCAAACTCTTCCTCCAGTCCCTCCCTCTTACGGTGCTCGTAAACGTAGCCCGTGAGAGCGTCCTCGTCAAGGACTCGCTCCACACGAGAGACTTCCTCCCAGATACCGTGCTCCTTAGCCCACTCCTCAGCCCTGCCGATGTTGAGTTTCTGCTTACCCTGTCGGCGCTGGCGCTGGAGGAGGTACCGGCCAGCGTTGAGGAACTGGTGGCCCTTGTCGTCGGTGTCCCCGCCATCCTCCACAGCGGCGCTGAGTTCGGCTTTGAGGGAGGCCACGATCTTCTCAAGTTGCTTGAGGTGGTTGGCGTGGACGAGGTACTCTTCTGTCAGTCGTTCAATCTCTTCGTTGGTCATAGCGATGAGTCTCTCAGAAAACCACTGAGCGTGTCAAGGGTCAGCGCCAAACTTCCGTCATTGTCGTGGTGCTTGCCGTCGATGAACGCCTCGTTGACTGAGCGCTTGAGTTGGAGCATGTCGTACTGACGCTCTTCGATGCTCCCCTGCATGACAAAGGTGGCGATGGTTACATGGGGGAACTCAGAGGACAGACGGATGATGCGAGCCTCCCTCTGTTCCAACTTACCGCTGGACCACGGCAGGTCATAGGAGATGAGGTAGTTCGCCATGGGCAGGTCCACGCCGTAGCCACCGGCATCTGATGACAAGAACAGTCGACAGTACTCATCATCAGCAAATCGCTGCTTGGATCTGTCCCGCTCCTCGGCAGACATCCCTCCCATGAACATAACGCTGTCCGTTATGGGAGCCATAGCCCTCTGTATCAGGCGAAGGTTATCCTTGAAGAACGAGAACAGCACAACCTTATTGTTGTCATCTTGGTTTAAGACCTCGGTTATGTACTCCACACAGGCATCCAACTTGGGAGTCTTCGTCACACCCTCCAGCCAACCCCGCTTGACGATGTCGTATGCGTACTGGCTCCCCTTGACCGTGGTCTTGTCGGCGTGGTCCGTGGACGACTGCCGTACCAGTAGATGGTTATCACAAAGCATACGCAAGATGGTGAGGCGAGCCATGATGTCGCCTTGAGCATCATCTCCTCCGCCGCCGTTGTAGTGCGACCACAGGTTGAAGCCGCCCTTACCCTTACTCATAGCCTCTGATATCTTCGCCAGCAGGTCGTTTGCGATCATCCTGTAGGCTCCGGCGCCGCCCGGGTCAAACGGAACCGGAACAGTCTGGTGAATGATGTCCGGCAACTGGTCCTTTATGTCCTCGCGGGTCTTGCGAACCATGCACTCCTGCATGACCTTGTGCATCTTGTCGAGATTCCGGTAGCGGGTGGGCTTGCCCCAGTTATCACGGACGATAAATGTCCGGTCAAAGGTCTTGAAGTCCCCCAGCACGTCCTTATCTACGAACTCCATAATGCTAAATAGTTCTTCGGGGCGGTTCTCAATGGGCTGTCCGGTCAGGGCATATCGGTAGATAACGGTCTTACCCACACGCTTGAGTAGCCGGGACCGCTTGGCTGACCGGTTCTTGATCATCGTGCTCTCGTCAATGACCATGGCCTGAATGTCCCCGATGCGGTCAGTATCGTTAGCCAGCGTCTCTGGGTTGACTATCACATACCTGCTGTTGTAGGACATGCGCCAGTGCTTGTCACGCTTACCCCGTGGCCCGTCAATGACTGTGGCCTTGGCGTCTGTGAACTTGGCTATCTCCTTCAGCCATTGGAACTTGAGGGAGGCGGGGACGACTACCAGACACCGCTGTACCTCACCCTGTTCGTGTAAGGCTTCGATAGCACCCAGCGTGGTGGGAGTCTTGCCAGCGCCCATGACCATGCCCAGCAACATCTGCCCACGGTCAACCATACGGTCCACCGCTTCCTGCTGGTACGGCCACAGGGTGCCCTTAAACATAGACAGCAGTTACCTGATTGAGTCCGTGAATGATGGTGTAATCCGACATGTCTCCCAAGTCCTTGTCATCAGTATCATACTTCCAATACTTGATGCCATGTCGGAATGAGGGCAGACGGGGGCGCAGTCGCTTGGTCTCCATGCGGCCAGCCTGATCGTTATCAAACGCTACGATTAGTCCGTCGAACCTGTCAGTCAGGATGCGTACCTGCCGGTCTGAGATGTTGGCCCCGAAGGATGCGACAGCAGAGATGTCCGTACCTGCGTAGACACTGTGGAACCGGACCACATCTAGAGGCGACTCCAGCAGGAGAGCGGTGTCGGCATGGGCACGCTCAATGCCGAATAGAGTGTCGCCCTTGTGGATGCCCTCGGGGTAGTTCCGCACCCACCCATGCTTCTTGAGTTGCCACCCCCACAACTCTCCAACAGGGGAGACAATGGGAATGACGGTGGCCTTGTTAGAGGTATCCCATCGGATACCGTACCTACTGGCTACCTCTGGGTCTAACTTCCTCACGCTCAGCAGGCGCTCTGGCATGGGGGCGAACTTGACGTAGTGGCTCCAGTCGACCGGCTGGTATACCTCCCGTACCTCCTGCTCCTCAGAGGTCAGCCTGCGTAGGCCACTGTCGATGAGGTGCGTCTGTACGTTCCACAGGGCAGACGGGTCGTTGGTCAGTTGGCTGACCAACATGGACAGGTTGCCTCGCCCACCGCAGGAGAAGCAGTACCACAGACCGCTCTCAGAGTTGAGATACCACGAGAACCGACTGCTCTCACGGCCCTTAGTCAGGTGGTGTACAGGGCACCGCCCGTTGATCTCGTCGTTCTGTATCTTGTGTACTTCTACGCCTAGCCCCGTCAGTACGTCTACGAGGTCATTGCTCCTGTCGCTCACGTGCTTTCTCCAACACACTCTTAGTGATGAACTCAGTCAGAGCCGCTTCCCTCACACGCTCAGCGTCGATGCCCTCAATGACTGCCATCTCGTTGCCGTCGCTATCTACTACAAAGATGCGATCATCCGTTGCCTCAGCCAGTTCTTCCCTCAGTTTGCGGATGTACTGAGCAGCCTCTCTGAGCATGTGGATCTCGGGGGTGCTCATGGAGGCGTACTCCAGCCTGTCCACGATGTCCATCTCAATCGAACGATGGGTCGATTTCGTCAACTTCGTACACCTCCTCAAACTCCATGGTGAGCCAGTTCCACTTTACGTGGACTTCTGCGTGGGCCGCAGTACGGGCCTCCACCACTCGGATGATGGCTTGATCGTCAAGGTCGGGGTTGCGCTCAACGCCCAGTACCAAGTCAGCGTCTTGCACAAATGATGATGTGTAGCCAATGGAGTCCGCCGTAATCGCTCGGGTACGCTTATTGTTGAGTTTCCAAGATAGCACCTGCGAAGTCCCCACCACTGGGATGTCGAACTTCTGAGCGAGGCGCTTCGTACCACGGGTGATGTTAGTCAGAGCCTGCGGGCTACCCTTTGGCTCACCGTACTCGTCATCCATCAGGTACATACCGTCGATGTATACAGCGTCAGGTTGGTACTCCTGAATCTTCCCTGCGATGGCGCTGACTGTGGTCAGGCTACTGCTGTCCTCAGACATGATGAACGGTTGCATGTTCTTACTGAGCACCATGGACTTACGGATGCGCTCCATCTCCATCTCCGACAACTGTCCACTGAGGATGCGGTCGTAGGGGACGCGGGCGTTGAGAGCATCGTAGCGAGACAACTGCTCGTCCACGCTCATCTCAAACGAGATGAACATGGGGCGCAGACCGTGGCGGTGGCAGGCGTTAGCCATGATCAACTCAAAGAGCGACTTTCCGCGCTTCGGCTCGCCCACCATGACCACAAACTGCTGGGGGCGCAGGCCGTGAGTGATCCTGTCCAGACCTGAGAAGCCTGTGGGGATACCACGCAGAGCGTTGGGGGTGTCCCTCATCTCCTTGTAGCGGTTGAGTCGTTCCTCCCAGCCCTCAATGATGTTGAAGTCTCGCAGGCGTACGGTGTCCACGCTTGCGGCCTGTAGCCCCTTGCTCAGGGCGGCGATGGCATCATCAACATTGTTGTTGTCCAGCGGCCCCATAGCCTCGGACACAGCGTTGATAACGGTACGAGAGCGGTACGCCTTGAGCAGTTCATCGAACAGACCGCTGAACGTCTCCGACGAGGTGTCCTCAATGTCGATGTCACCGTGGGCGGTGGAGAACGCACGGGCAGAGGGGGTGGCTCCGTGCTGGGTGTTGTACCCCAGCACCCATTGGTACACCTCCTGCCAGTCTCCAGCGAAGTGAACGGGCTTGATGCCGTACTTGACTGCCTCGTGAACCGACTGCTCATCAATGATCTTGCTGATTATGAGGTGTTCGATTGATGCCATTAGATTCCAAAAGTCCCGTCTGGTTGTGTGACCGTAGCACGGAAGCCAAGCATGGCTGCGTCATCCTCGTACGGCGTGAATAGCGTGTGGACATCGCGGTTGTACTTGAAGTCGTCCCTCAGGCCCTCCAAGTCATCGTAGGCGTACACCGTCACGGAGATGCCCTTGCGTGCCAGCCAGTGCTGGGCGGCGTCCGCTAGTTCGTCCTCCATGTAGGTGTACACCTCTACACCTAGGTTGAGTTGGTTCACCATGTGGTACAGAGATTTGAGGGGCATCTCATTGGTGCGCCACTTCCGCACTTCCGCCTTGACCCACTCTTCCTCTGACACCTCTTTCTCACGCCTGAACAGCCTGCGCTTGACCGGCTCTTCCATGCTAGTGATGATTAGGTCCTCAAACCAGCAGGCGATGTGCTTGTGCGTGGTGGGGGCGATGTCGTTACCTTGCACGGGCGACCTCAAAGTCGAAGTCAGCCAACGGGTTAGCCAGACGGCTCCCGTAACGGTTCTTGATGTCCTGTAGCGACAGGCGTGAGGTGATGATCGTCGCCTTCTGCTTGTCGTACCGCTTGCGGATGAGGCTCCCCAGTTCGTGGGAGGCGAACTCAGTCAGGCGTTCCTCGCCCAGCCCGTCGATGACTACCACGTCGAACACCCCCTTGACGTACTTGACCACATGCGGGGACGAGTACATCTCAGGCAGGAGACCGTCGTTGTCGAACGAGTCCTTAATCATTTCAATGTAGTCATCAGCCTCTACCCATCGGCCTGAGACCTTGTGGCTCTTGATGACGTTTGTGAGGGTGCGGGCTGCGATGAGAGACTTACCTGACCCTGACGGCCCCTGTAGGAACAGGTTGGTCTCAGGTGATATGTCAACTGCTTTCCAGTCGTCCATGTTCTCACGGATGCGCTTAGGGATGTGGAGGTGAAACAGTCGCTCGTCTGTAGACCGGTTACGCCACCACGCCTCGCTCTTCCATTCCAGAGGCGTTGAGTAGTTCACCAGTTCTCCCTCTTCTTGACTGACTCCGAAGCCACGGCCATCTGCACCGTGGGCTTGCGCTCTGCGATCATCTTAGGGGAGCGCTTCTTCGTGGTCAACACCTTGGGCAGGGGGACCCGTTCCAGCGTGGCGAGCAAAGCGTCTACGTCGTGGTCCTCTCCCAAGTTCCATAGGAGCAGGCTCTCCAGCGCTGTCAGTTTGTCCTGACACTCCCGTGTGTCGCCCCTGAGAATCTCAGCCACGATGGTGGGGTACCGGAACAGAGACTCGTCGCACGACAGTAGTACGATCTTCCGCATCTCACGGGAGTCATCGAACAGCCCATCGTCGTTTGGCATACCGTCGATGAGCCACTGCAACACAGCGTTGTCAGTTCGCATCTCTACGCCCTCAATGAGCGATGCCTGCACTTTGTTCGTGCAGAACAGAGCGGCAGGAAAGTCAACCTGAGCCTCAGGTGACTGGTAGAACCTGTCAACGATCTCCCTGATGCTCTCAGAGGAGAACCCCTGCTTGAGTCTCCTAGAGAACAGCACGTTGAGTTTGACCTTGTCCTCCTCGTTGCACCTCTGGCTCATCCGCATGTGGCGGTGGTAGGCGAAGTAATTGGTCAGGTCACGCACGGGCTTGCTTACATATGCACGGTACTGCGTAGGCACGTCGTCCCACTCCTCTGGTTGTTTGTCTGGGTCGGCTCCGAATACTGGCACGTATCAGGTTGCCCTCTTAGCCCAGACCCTCGCCTGACCCAGCAGGGTCTTCACCATGTTCCACTCCAAGGTGTCGCCGTCGATGTCTGCGACGATGCCGTCGATGAGGGCGATGAGGTCAGAGTTGTCAGAGACACCACGGTTCTGGGCGGGGAACAGTTCTTCGATGATGCCCGACTTAGTGTTGGACTTGCATCCCATACGCTGACCGTAGCGCTTGACGACGAACGCAGTGGCGCTCTCCAGTTCCTCACGGGTCATGGGAGTCACCGGCTCGTCGTCCTCTTCCTCTACCACCTCAGGCTCGTTCGACGGCTCTTCCACGATGCCGATGATGGGGGCGAGGCCGTTGCTCAACTCCAGCACCTCAGCCTCAGGGCGAGTGTCGAAGACGTAGTTAATGTAGTCCTCGTCGTCGTCCCACAGGACGAGCACCTTGCCGTCCACGGCCTTGAGCAGGCTCTCACGGGTGTCACGCACCTTGACGACAGACACATGGTCGCGGTCACGCACCATGCTGTGGACGGTCTGGCCCTCAGAGTAGAAGACGGTGAGTTCCATCTCGGTATCGAAGGCGAACTTGTAGACGGCCTCCACGGACTCGGGGATGTTCACCCCAGCCCATGCGAGGGCGAGAGCGTCCCCCTCTGCGACGACATCATTGAGGCTGGCGGTGACTGCCTCTGCCGAACACGGGCCGTTCCCGATGACGATGTGTGTAGCCATGTCTGCTCCTTGTTGATTGGCGGAGCAGCGACGGTATCAGGTTACTTACGGCCCTGTCAAGTAGGCGTCGATAGCATCCATCCCGGGGATGGCGTTGTACGATGTGACCGTGTAGTAATCCGCCTGAGTAATTGGTAGTAATCCCAAAAACGTATTACCCAAAACTGCCCTAGTGCGCTGGTAGTCCTCGGTATACACAGAGATGGAATCAAAAGGATTACCCGTGTTCTCTCCCTCAGAAGACCAGTTGTAATCACCAGTTCTGCTGGTCCCCGCCGGGTTGGATATCCAACCACCATTAACGAATGACCCGTCAAAGTAGTTACCAAGACGGTTTCTTTCTGCAAGTAAATACTTAAGGCTATAGGTGCTTACTGATTCAAGGTCGACAACAAACTCAATAAAACCTATAGTCCAATCTCCCGCTAGGTTATCGTTAGCAACAATCTCTATAGCGGGAGAATCTTGGGCCTTAGTTAGAGCAGCAGATTCACCTATAACATTCCCAGAAGAATCTACCAGTCTTGCGTACTTCAAAGCAGAGGTACCGAGGGTACTATGCACTGAAAACGCTAACCTATCAGCCGCCTGAACGGGTACGGGACAATCAATGTGGAACATAACGTGGTTGACGCCAACCGATGCGCCAGAACCATTAGGAACATACTCCGTGCCTGAGGCCACACTGTAAGTAGTGTAGGAGGAATAGTTATCAGCGTTGAAGGCGTAACCACTAACCCCAAACTTTCCCACACCGTTCTTCTCGTAGTAGACAATGTAATCACCAACATCGGCAGTTATGCCTTCCACAGTTCCAGCAGAAGCCGCCGTCCAGTACATGCCCGGAAGGTACTCTTCCCCATAGAAAGGTTGTGGATAGGTAGCGGGAGTCCCTGAAACATACGTTGAGGCGTCGTAAGTACCACGGCTATAGCGAAGCCGCTCAACCTCTACCTCGTGCGCTGGCCGTGAGGTTACCTGCCCAGTAGCGTCAAGGGGGTCGGTGAAGTAATTGACCCGCTGAGCGAAGAACTTCAGAGAACGAGTGACTTGGTCTACCTCTACATCGGACGCTGCGATTGCTCTTCCGTAAGACTCTGTTCCTTCAAGCGTACCCTTAGCCCTACGAATGTAACCAATGTCATCAAGAAGGGCACGGAGACGCTCGGAACTCAGTGAAGAACTGCTGTACCCCACACCCATAGTGGAGGCCACGGCATCCAGAACTTCGGTATTTGCTTCAGCCGGGTCTCTGGAGACCATCAGATAGTCGATTATAGTGCGAACACGGTCCATCTCAAACCCAAATATGGATAAGAACTTATACAAAGGACCCACGACGTTTCCGACTGGTAGAGAACCATACTCCACGGTAGCCAACGAAGAGGCTGGGTCTACGGTGTCACCTATACGAGTATCTAACTCACGATAATATTGAGGAATTCTGTTCCACAGTAAGTTTGTAGAACCGTAGTTTTTAGGGGTAAGAACTTCTAGATTAGCAACTCTCTCGTAGAAATCAACTCCAGAGTCTGACTGGTACCTAACAAACAAAGAGTAGTAAGCCCAGCGCCCTTGTGTAAGACCAGAGTGCTCGTACTTAAACTCGGTAGACGATTGAACCAGCGTGGTTCCAGAACTAATAGTGGCTGGAGGCCCAGATGGCGAGTAAACTAGAACGCCCTGTGTGGCTACAGTGGTCGCCCCGATCTCCGATTCCAGAGGTAACTCCCACGACAGGTCTACTACTCCGTACGCTGGGGTAGTTGCCACTATAAACGATTCAACGAACTCATTCGGGGGGATCTGGTACTGATCGGACTTTAGATACTGATCGGTATCTCTTACATCCTCGTAAATCCAAGTACCAGCAGAGGCGGCATTGCCAGCAGAGGCGGCGGTGCCAAAAGTATCAGCGTCATACCTAGCGTAAGAACCCCTGTCAATGACAGAGCGCCTAAGGGTAAACGATACAAAAGCCATTAGGTGCTAGTGACCCCGCCGATGGCAGTAACCGCTACCGCTCCCTTCTTGGGAAGACTGGTAGCACCCACTGTAATAGAGGTCTCAACTGCGGAGCCACCGGATTCATCAAACAAAGTTATCTCGGCATAATCGACCCCAAACTGGCTAAGGATAGACCTGTAAACCTGCCCAAGGGATAGGGTTTGCCCAAAGGAGACGCTGTCGAAACTAAGGATATTGTTGATTGCTTCTTCAACGTCGTTTTTAACATATAGAGCAACGGCGTTCTCGTTGACATAAACATTCACATTTATGTTTATTTGCGTCCAAGTAATAGTTGGAGCCGCTACCACGTCAATGCCTAGCATGGCTTTTGGTTGGATTGCACTGACTATTGCAGCCTGTGTTTCAGCACTAACTGTCTGAGATACATCCGAAGTAGTTAGATAGTCATTCGTCCTGTTGGTTTGTCCGTAAACAGTAACGCTTGCGTTACCAGCAGATGCTCCCCCAGCAGGATTAGGTGTGTAACTAACCGCAGCCTTAGATACACCGTCAACACTTAGAGCAAGATTAACGAAGTCGGCTTTTGTAACAGCCCTATTTTGTGCCGTAGTGAGGGCAGGTATAGAGGACTTCATTGAAGGAATAGATTCGGCGTCTACTCCGCCAGAAAAGGCAGACGAAGATGTAATAGAAATTCCAGCGGGGTTTGCATCCCTAAAAGCAGTAACCGAGTTGGCAGGTAGATTGCCACCAGAACCGCTTGAGTAAGAGTAAATCGCTGTAATGGTGGAGCCGGGGGGAGGTATAAAGCCTCTCACCTCTGTGCCGAACACTACATCGATATCCCCGTTAGCAGTTGTTTGTAGGCTGTAAACCCTATCTCCAGACACGGCGTTGGACAGACGAGTTACCTTACGATAAGTAGTAGGCGTAATGCCATCCTCGTAAACAGTAATTACTACTGAATTTCTAACAACTTCCTGATTAGTGAGGGTGTACCTCTGGGAAGAAAGGCCTGAGGCAGAGTTGGTCAGTGTCTCCGCAGGGGAGTAAACAAGAGTACCTTCCTTGACGGTGATGTTTTGGGTGCTGTTTGCGGGCACAGTTGCCGAAGAAGGAGAATACGCTTGGTAAGTCTTGTTGTCGTATCTAGCAATAAACTTTGTGTACTGAGGCACAACAATGTCAATACTGCTGCTGTTGGTAAGCAGCACCGTAGCCTCAGCGCCTGTTCTACCGCTTGGCTCGTAGTCAAGAAGATTAGCAAAAGCCAGTACGGACTCTCGCTGAGTAGCGGTGGGGAGCACCGACTCCCCCGCAGCACGGTCGACGTAGTAATGAAGGACATCGCCCATGTACGCCCACAGGTCTACAAGGACCATACCAAAGTCGGATGCGTTGCGGTCAGTCCATTCGGGGGCAATGCGGGAAGCCCTAGCCAACAAGTCGGCTTTAATGGTGCTGTAATCTCTGCTGGAATAATCAAAGGCCATTAGAGCGGACTCTCCTCAGTTAATGTCGCAGTAATCGTGAAAGTCAAAGTCTGGACCGGACTTAGCGGGAGAGAGTAATAAACAAATACATCAGCGGTGCTTTCATCCACGAAGTTCTGCTGTACTCTGATGTCGTGGATTGTAACTCCACTGACTCTCCTGTGGACCTCGGTAATGGCGTCGGTCTTAAAGTCGGCCTCAACTAGTTCATCGATAGGTTCAAATAGTAAGCCCTTTATACCTGCTCCATAATTTGGCGTCCCAAACCGTTCGTGTGGGATGGTCGTCAATACATCTATGATCTTCTGTCTGGCAATGGAGTCTACATCAGTCGTAGCCCCTACCCTCCCTCCACTGAACTGAAAAGGGATTGAGATGTTTTTCATCTGTTACCTCAGCCAAACATAGCGGCGAAGGTCTTGGGGCCGACTACGCCGTCAACCGTAAGACCATTAGCCTTCTGCCACTCCTTGACACGGCGCTCAGTGGCGGGGCCGAACCAGCCATCCGGTGTGGCTCCGACCTTCTCCTGAACTGCCTTGACATGATCACCACGGGTGCCCCTCTGCATGTTGCCGGGGAACTCAAGCGCAGGCTTCTTCTCGGGGCCAATCTTCACCGAGGCAATCGGCTCAGGAGCAGGCTCAGCAGGCTTACAGGCACAGTTCTTGGCGTGCTTATCGGAGCCGGGACCCCAAATGCCATCGACATGCTGGTCATGCTCGGCCTGCCATGCCCGGACGGCCTCTGCCGTCTTGGGACCGTACTTGCCGTCCACGGGGGTAGCCCCGACGATCTCCTGAACCTTCTTGACACCCGCACCGGAGGAGCCGACTTGGAACCACGGCTTCTTTCCGGGGGGAGCCTTAGGCGTAGCCTTGGCAGGAGCAGGAGCAACAGCGACCGGCGGGTCACCCAACAGGCGCTTCATCGTGTCGATGTAGTACTGGGGATCGTCTGCCTTGGTGTTCGACACCTCGACGTGTACCCAATCTCCTCCGGGGGCACCGCTAAAAGCGGCCTTGTCATAGACCTGCCACGCCGCGCGGTCGCACTTCCACCCACGACCGTGGGGGGCGGGGTAGTAGTCGAAGATGGCCTCAACGTGGAGGGCATCTGCATTGGCGGCGAGGAAGTCCATCATCTTACAGGCGGCTTCGTAGTTGCCGGGACCACGGTAAGGTGCGCCTCGCCAACTAAGGTCCCCCGCCCTACCCGTCGCATGGACGGAGTAAGATGACTTCCCCCTCTTCTTACGGACGCCAAACGTACCGTTGTTCCATAGGCCGAAGTGGGCCTCCAGCAGGTCAATGAACGTCTCAAATCCCGCCCGCTTACCGGGGGCGACAGTATCGAAGCCGGTATACGGACGGCCCATGATCAGCCGAGGTTGACAGCCGAAGCCGACTTGTCGCCAACCTTGCTGGCGGCAAACGACTTCACGAACGAGAGAACACCAGCAGCAATAGCGGCCTTGATGGCGTCCGAAACGTCCACGGACAGGATGTCAAGAGCGTCGGTACCAACGAGGGCAACGAACGTCTGAGCGACGGTCGAAACCGCACGCTCACCGGCATCCTTGAGGAACTTGGGGTTGAACATATGAATACCTCCGATAGGGGGTTGTTACAGGGGTAACCCTAGCACAGATGTGTGTAGGTTACTGTGTTTCTCTCTTGATGCGGGCACCAAGAAAAGCCTCGTCAATCTCTTCCTTCGTGAGAGTTCCGTCGATACTGGCTCGGGCCAGTTTCTCAGCGACCTGAGCAACAGCAACGAATCCAGCCAAAAGAGCGGCCTTATGCATCTCAATGTCGCCAATGATGGCGGCACCCGAGATAATGCTAAGAGCAGAAGCCATAAACGTGGCGACCATACGAATAGCCACGTCGCGGATCATGCTGATCGTCTTTTTAGTCATCTCCATCATCCTTCATGAGTATAAACCCTGCGAGGTGGGCTAGGAGGGAGATAACGCTGATCCACAGGGCATACTTCAGGACATCTCCAGAAAGGGTTATGAGGACCAATCCCGTACCTGAGACGGTCCAGATGAGGGCGTGGCCCTCCCTAAACAAACGCTTGAACATCAGCGTCTCCTCCTGCCACCGCCAGAAGCGGGGGCGGCTATGGACGCCGAAAGTGTGGCCGTTACGGCAACTACGATCCTTCGATCCTCAACACTAATTTTGGACCCAGAAGGTATGTAGTTGTCGAAGTCTCCAGAGAATACGTTGACTTCTGCCTCAAACTCTTCTTTGACCTCGTCTGGAGCGGCAGATAACGCCTCGCTGATGACCTCTAAGGTCTCCTCATCAAGGCTCTCAAACTCTTCGTTGTTTACCAGATCCTGAACCGCATCTACAGTTACTTCGACATCTGTGCTGATTATCTCAGCCACGGATTCGGCAAGTTCTTTATTACTTACCCTACCTATGATAGCCGATGTCTTGGCTTCTTGGGCTGAGACTGGGGCTGGTTTAGTCGTAGTTGTGGTGGGTATTGAAGAGGTGGTTGTCGGCACCTTCGTAGTACTGGTGGGCGACACGGTCGTAGTAGTCGTCTGGGGGAGGGTAGAGGTAGTCGTTGGCGATGTCGTGGTAGTGACCAGCGTCGAGGTGGTCGCGGGGACGGAGGTTGTCGTAGTCGGTGGTGTTGACGTGGTCGATGGCGGCAGCGACGTTGTGGTGGTCGTTGTCGTGGTTGTAGTGGACGTTGAACTCGTCGTAGAAGTTGTGGAAGAGGTCGTCGTCACGGGAGGAGTCGTCACTACTGGCTGAGGTGCCGCTGGCTGCGGCGGGGGCACGTAGGACGTGGTGGGCGTCGTGGACTGGACAGGAGCGGCTGACGATGTAGGGGCGACCGTGGTCGTCGTGGACGGCAATACCGTCGTGCTCGTCGTCGTAGGCGGTGCAGTAGTTGAGGTCGTGGGTGGTACCGTCGTCGTAGACGTAGATGTCGTCGTCGGTACGGACGTAGTAGTGACAACCGTCGTTGTCGTCGTCGGCGGGACGGTCGTCGTTGACGATGTGGTGGTTGTCGTGGAAGTGCTTGTGGTGCTTGTTGTCCATCCCGTGCTCAGTTCGTAGTTCTGGATAATAAGTTCGTAGGATCTGTTATCCCCATAAGGGTTGCTTCCGAGGTTCCTTTGGCTACAACAATAGCCTGCTCTAATAAGATAATCACCCGGAGATAGTTCGATAACAATCTTTGAGGATACGCACTGGTCCGTAGAGTTGTGGTTTCCGTCGTCATTCTGGGCGATAAGCGACCCGTTTGATTCGGGGCCGTCGTCGTACAGCCACAGATAGGGGTCAGTGGAGAAGTTATCGCATCCGGCGTTGCTGTTGCCGTAGATGTATACAGTCTCAGTCTGGGAGACTGTAAACGTCCACTCTGACTCAGCGGTCACCTCATACGAGGCCGCTTGAGCGGTCGACGGCATGATAAGCGAGAACACCCATATCAGGGCAGGTAGATAGGTGATCCTGAAACGCCGCATACGGCCTCCTCAGGAGACCATTATACGTTATCTAGGGAAACCAAGGTGACCAACCAGAGTTCTCCCACATAGCAAACGCTGATCTGAGGTTTACTTCTGGTAGAAACAGGTCGTCACAATGCGTCAATAGACCGTGTGTCTGAAGCCATCCATTGGGCCAATACTGGGTTGGCTTACACCAGAACTTATTGATCTGAACCAGCCCATTACTACCACCCATAGGGTCTTCGGGGTTGTGCTGGTCAGGTCGGCACCGTGACTCGCGGTAGATGGTGTAGGACAACTTGGGGAGTTCTGCCTCAGGCCACCCCACCTCACGGGCTAGGTCCATCCACTGGTCACAGCGCCAGTCGGGGCTGCTCTGGCGGTAGGGGTCTAGGCGGCGGGGAGGAGTTGGCTCACGACGCTCGTCGGCGTACACCACCTCAGGACGGATGGAGTAGATGTTGACCGAGCGCACCGGGGTAGGCGGTGGGTCTGCTGGAAGTTCCCAGTTGTGCGGGGGCACAAACTGCTCAGGGATTCCCGCGCTGGCCCCTGTCTGGGCCGTGGAAAGGGTAATAACGGCAACAGCCGCAAGGATAAGGGAAAGAAGACGGCGCATGGGGATACCTCCTCGCTCGTGTCTCCGAGCGACCAATATACCACAATGTTACGAAACCGTGTCAACGACTGGTCAGTGAGCCTTGATTTGGAAGTTCACCGCCAAGTGAGCGTTGGTCACGTCCACGCTCGTGCCCGATCCGACGCTACCTGAGTTGAACTGCCCGATGTCGACGGTGTGGCTGTGGCTATAGGAGCCGTCGTACCTATAAGCAGCCGTTGAACCGGTGTTGGTTTGCCCCATGTAAGGATCGAAGGAATCACTAAGGTTATACAAGAAGTTCTGGCCAAAGGTATGGCTGACCGTCACTGCTGGCGGGTTAACCGTGTGGTAGTGGGAGGGGAGGTTAGCCGTAGACAGGGTCACGCTGTTAGCGCCCCCAGCCGCACCGAGCGTAGTAGTACCTGACCCACCGAGAGTCTTGTTACTCATATCAGGCAGAGTGAGGGTGGTACCTGATTTCCAAGAGGCGGGGGCCGCGGTCCACAGCGACGGGTACAGGCTGTCTGCTGAACTGACCACTGACCCGTCAAGTAAGAGCCAGCCAGTATCGGCAGTGGAACTAATGGTAGCCGCCACCGTACCAGCGGGTACTAAGAGGTTCTGGACGGCGGCGGCAAGGTCTGCTACTGCTACCGCCCCGTCAGCGATCTTTGCTGACGTAACGGCATCGTCAGCGAGTTTGGCAGTAGTAATAGACCCGTCGCTAATAGTTGTCACGGGGGCGGCGATAGACGACGCCTCCACACGACGGATGTCGTAGATGCCCCGTAAAGCGGCCTTGACGCTGTTCGTATACGTATCCTTAGTCTGGAAGACGTACTTGTAGAGGGGGCGCATCTCCACGATGGGCAGATCAGTCAGGGTCAGATCGCTCCAGACTCTGGCCTCTGCGTCCCCGATGTTGAGATACTGGGCCTGTCCCATGATGGCTAACACGGGGTAGTTCAGGTTGTTAGTAGCGACTATCCAAGCGATACCAAACTTATTGGTATCAATCTGGGTAAGCGACGTACCGTCGTTGAAGTAGGGGCGGCTGGCTCCCATCTTGAACGGGAAGTTGGTGGGGTCGTCCCTTACCCAGCCGTTAGCAGTCAAATAGAAGACAGGAATCTGAGCGGGGGATGAGAGGTCTTGCTCCCACGAGTTAGCCGACGGCGTTGCAGTAGAGACGACATCGACCTGAAGGTCCTCGTCAAAGAAGGTCCCGTCCTCCAGCGTGAAGTAGCAGTGAGAGTCAGCAGTGCCATCGCCGTCGATGATGAACGAGGTAGGGTCCACGTCGAACCCGTTAGCAATAGATGCGCCCCTCGTCCGGTGGAGGTACTCATGCGTCTGCCAGTCCAGCACGATGCCGTGGCGCTCGTCGGCAAAGAACTCAGCCTTCTGGGTGGTGGAGTTCCAGTACACATAGGACGTGGGGCAGTCGTTGTCCCACACGAAGTACGAGGTGCGGTACTGAATGAGGCCGTTGGGGTCGAAGTATATGTAGTACAGGTCCGTGACATCGGGCAGGGTCAGGGACGACGTGCCGGTCTTTATGTACTTGGTCCCCTTACACCACACCGTAAATGACGTGGACACGGGCTGGATGGTGAAGACCCGAGTGCTCTCGTTGAACGCCATAACGCTTTCGGTGCGGTCCTCGTGGCCCATAGGCTCACCCGTAGCGGCAAGGATGTCTGCCCCCGTGTCCTCGTCCACGGGGGCGGCATCGACAGCGTTGAGCCACAGGAACTGTGTGCGGTCAGTAGACACAGCAATAAACAAGATTGTTCCGTCAGGCGGAACATTCCACACCCCATTTGCGTAGGTTAGGCCGGTGTTTGGTACGTCTACTACTCTGTCTGCCCCAAGCAGGGCAGGTACGCGCACTTGCGCTTTACCAGTAGCAGGCTCAGCCCAATGAACTATGGCCCTATGGATCTCAAAATCAGGAGTACTCATGTGATACTGCTCGTGAGGATACCCACGTGTCCTTGTCGTAGTAGGGAATAGCCGGGGTTTGGAAGGGCTCGGTATTAGTAAAGTCTAATTGAGAGTTATAGTTTTTTGCAATCTTTAATTCAGAGTAGAACGCTTCTGAATGAAATACGTGGGTAACACCATTGACGTACCAGAACCCGTCGAAGTCGCTAGTGTACTCGCTTACGTTGACCACGCCACCGGGGACGCACCCGGCAATTCCCAAACACGTTACATCTGCGTAATAGTCGTAGTCCTGCTTAGACACAGAACTAATTCGTCTCGCGGCCTCTTCAAAGTTGTCTACGTATTCAGGTATACGATTAGGATACTTTGGTTCGCCGTTAGTCACGGGGTCGACCACCCTAGAACTAACTTCGTATATTGAGTTGTCTGACTGTATGACTGGCAAGGTGCTTTCTTTGTACTCACCGTCAACGTGTCTCTTAGAGAAAGTTCCGGTGAACTCTATTATTTGACCCGGGTGCTCTTTGACGGAGAATCTACCGTCCGTTAGGGGCATTAACTTGTGATAGGAAGTCTGCCTGCTAAGCGCTGCATACGGGTCGTAAAGGTGCATGTGGGTCCCATGCACGTTAACCGAGTACCCCATAAAGTTTGCGTATCTAACTAAAAACTGCCAGTCTGACTCGTTAGTTTGCAGCAAAGCCTCGTGTACAGCGCTGTCATTTGGGGTATCTAAACTGAAGCGGTATCTTGCGCTTAGTTCCTTTGCGATATCGCTAACCCTGTAGCGGCTCCAGACATTACTACGAGAACCACGCATCACGTAGGAGGCCCCCATGCACACAATCCTCGCCTCTTGGAAGGGGCTGTCGTTCATGAGACCAAACCCAGTGAAGGAACTGGGTCGGACATCCTCTACATAGCCGTAAAACTCATGAGAGAAGTTACCGCCAGTAGACACCTTAATGCGTACCGGCTTACCGTAGTAATCAGTAATGGCTCTAGGTGGTATACCGAACATGTCTAGGATAGCCATGTCGTGCTGATTTTCTTCCATACGAAGTTCAACGCGGTTGATTGTGTTGTAATCAACTGCTACGTTTGCTATAACAATCTCTACTTCTGGAGAAAGACCGTAAGGTGCTTTAGTAATCATACTGGTATGCGAATAACGTCACCAACTGAGATGTCCAGAGGAAACTTAATTTGAGGATTAATGTCCGCTAATTCCCAGAACCTCTCAGTAGTACCAAACAACCTCGCTGATATGCGTTCAAAGTTGTCTCCCTCTTTGACGGTGTACAGGGTGTACCTGACGGTACCCGTTGACTCGCGGGTTGCCGTTTGACCAGTAGCGTCTAACTT